ATACTACTCAAAATGATTACAGATTAGACGGGGCAATACCAAATGCTATTTCAGCTTCAACCAATAATTTAGATGAATGGTCTAATGTGATGGGTAGTGTTTATCAAAATTGGTTTGATTATGCTAGAAATACGACTGTTTGGTTTTTGTATGCTCACGACGGAAACGGAAAAGGCATGATTGTTATGACCGCTGGCGAAGCAGCTACCAGCGAACACTTTGAATCATCTCGATTAAATGGATACAATCGATACAGACCACACAATGGATATTTTGGAAGCAAAGACGGATATTTAAACTTTAAACAACCACACTATCTGGAAGATTGGTTAAACGGATCAAATCCACAGACACTCCAAGACTTATGGAATTTTTGGAGTGTAGGCGGAGCAGGCCGAGAGGGTTTTGCTGATGCTGATATGAGAAAAGGTTCGTCAATTCGTCATATATATCGACACTGGAGAGACATGAACGATAGTACTATCGGCGGCTATGAAAACAGTGTCCGAGACGGAAACGGCACAATAAGCACTCAAGGTTATGCGGGTGGAAGTTACCATGTATACGTTAGGAATGCAGTTCAATGGGCTACTGGTAGTCCCGATAGCAGCAGTCTTCCTAACAGTTCGCATTTCGGAGCATTCAATTATACTCCTTTTCAGATCGTAGCATTTGGCGATGCAGGAAGCAATGCAACCCTAGAGAACTCAGAAGAAATTTTAATCAATGCAAATACTATTGGGGTTGACGGTAAAAATTATCATAGATACCTTGGTATACAAAACTATAATAATCAAGCTAGCGGAGGTTCAGATAGGCACGGAACAGCGAGACAAATACTATATACTGGAAAAATATTAAACTTTAATTTTAGAGACGTACCTGGTCAAATGTGGAACGATTACTATAGATTTCGCGCAACTTACAGCAGCACCGTTTATCGGCCCGTCCAATACACAAGCAAAGGGCCTTATGCATTAGCTTTACGCCCGACATTCGAGGATGAAATGCAAGTAGAAAAAATATCATATGCAAATTATACCAACGATGACATTCCAGAAGTTATCGGTGGAGACAGCCTATTAAAAGATACTTATAGATCTTCTTCGAGCACTCAATTCTTTTTCGGCGGAGAAGGCTACTCTTACGATCCATTAGCAAATGCTAAAGCAAACCCAAGCACAGAAGTTCAAGACCCTGCAAGCGCATGGGATAACGAGGCAAACATCATTGATCAAGATCTTAACAGTAGAGCTCAACTTAATGCAGAAGGGCATGCTAATGCTTTATATGTAAAGCTTAGTGGAACTAATGCTACTCTCACTAACCCAGAAGACAGTTTTGATGTAACTTCAATGGGAATTACCGTCAGAGGCATTACGTTATCCGCTATAGATTATCATAAACTAAGATTTGCCATTGTTGATAGTACGGACATCAATAGTCAAACTACTTTCTTTGAAACCGTAACTAGCACTCAAGTTGAGCAGCAAGATAGACTCGACATTGGTGATATACCTATTGGTAATACTACAATTAGTCCACTCGGTGACGGAGCTTATCACATTCAGTTTCAGACTACACTCTCGAGCAATCATTCATATGCAGACATTAAAAATGCATTTTTGAAAATTTGGGCAGAAAAAATCTAATCACATTTTAATTATAGTGTATTATACTGTATGGATTGGTCAGTTATACTATCATCGTGTATAGTTGCCGCAACAACTATAATTAGTCTATTCTTAAAAGATTTCTTGCAAAAGAAAAAAAACCAAGCAAGTTTATCGGTCGAAAAATGTACAATACAAAATGCAAATGTTGAAAAAGCTATAAGGTATGCCCTTGATTCTGTAAATGCAGATAGAGTATCTGTATATGAGTTTCATAATGGAGAATCGTTCTATAGCGGTAGTCACCAGCAAAAGTTTAGCTGTACATATGAGACAGTAAAAACAGGAGTAAGCTCTGAAGCTTTAAATTTGCAAGGATTACGTATAAGTACATTCAATCAATTTATATCAGAAGTCATTAACAATAAAATATTTCAATTTTCTGATATTAAAACTATTGAAGATTCGTTGTTAAGAAATTGGTTTGAAAATAGAGGCATTAAATCTGCGTATTCTATTCCTATTATTACTTTAAATAAAAACATCATTGGAGTGATCAATGTAGAACATACAGGAAAAACACATAAGCCAACAGAAAAAGATATTAAATTTCTCATAGAACAATCTAAAATAATATGTGGGTATTTAATTTAAAATAGAATTTATTTAAATAAGTTTTTATTATTATGTATGTTATCAACATATTGTCAAGAATGCGGTAGTAAAAACGAATATAGATTTTCCAAGCCTAAGTTTTGCTCTAACTGTGGACATCCACTATCTGGAGAAGAGAGAGCTAAACCTAAACAAAAGGTCCCACCTAGAAAGACTCAGGCTGAAAGAATTGAATCTGACTTCGATGAAGAAGGTACAGAAATTTATGAAGTACCAGACTTATCAAGATTAGAATACGAAATTGAATCCTCTGCAGACAGTTCTTTCAGTTTAGGTTCTTTATTTAAGAATATTGACCTTGGTAGCACGGACGATGACGCCCCCAAAAGGCGAGGTAGGCCTAGAAAAAATGCCAAAAAATAAAAAGATAACTTATGAGGAAAAGATTGATGTAATTAATTCCGAAATTAAAAAACGCAAAAACAAATGGTTTCTAGATTCTATTCCCTGGATTTCATTTGAGGATGTAGAGCAAATAATTAGGGTTCACATTTACCAGAAATGGGATCAGTGGGATCAAGAAAGGGAATTGAAACCTTGGATCAATAAAATTATAACTAATCAATTCAAGAATATATTACGAAATTATTACTTAAACTTCGCCAAACCTTGCTCCAGTTGTCCTTTTGATTCCTCTATAGCTGGAGAAAATTTATGCTCATTTACTAAATCTGGAACTCAAGATTCAACCTGCCCCTTATATAAAAAGTGGACCAAAAGCAAAAAGAGCGCTCATGACGTTAAGATTCCATTAAGGTTAGATGCTCAAGAATATGAATCAAACGCATTTAAAGGTGAATCATTTCAAGTGGATAGAGCTATTGAGCAAATAGACTATTACTTGAAAGAACAATTATCCAGCAAGCACTACGAGGTATACAACATGCTTTTCATTAAAAATATGAGTGAAGACGAGGTTGCCAGGCAGTTAGGTTATAAAACTACCGAAAAGGGTCGTAGTGCTGGGTATAAGCAAATCAAAAATATGAGGAAATTTTTTAAAGAAAAAGTTTTAAAAATAATAAAAGATAAAGATATTATAGTATGAACTTAACGGTAGAGCAAAAAAAATTTATTGATGAACATTTCCATAAGATACCTGATCTCATTGAATTAACTAGGGCTACGTTCAAAGATGGTACGATAGATGGTCGGTCCAAGCAAGGTAGGGCAGTTAGGGCTTATTTGTCCTCACAGGACATGAAGTATAAGACCACTAAAAAGAAGGAAGTTACACCTATAGTCTTAAAGGAAGAGCAAAAACAATTTATAGAGCAATACTCTCAAGATGGTATGTCTAGCTTTCAGATTGCACAGTTGCTATTCCCTGATAGCGAAGTGAAGAATTTAGATCGACATCAAAGAGCTGTTAATCAATATCTGGATATTTTCAAGCAAAGAAAAAAAGAAGAAAAGAGGCAAGATAAGCCGAGCTATGAATCGCCTAAAACATTTGATGATTGCTTGTATCTGGTAAACCTATATACAAACAATGAATTCGAATCTAAACAGCTAAAAACTTTAGAAAGAAAATCCATAGAATCTTTATTGAAATTTTTAAAGTCTCCTAGGTTTACTCAAATTATAAACAACTATCATAAGAAAGAAGATCAGCATTTATTTGAAGCTGAGTTTATACGTGCCACATGGGATAAGCCAGACTTGAGCGCTGATGAGATTAATTTATATGTCAATGTATGTGTGGATTATATTAATTTAAAAAATATATCCTCTCATATGGAGAAGCTGAATCGCATGTTTGATGATGCTGATGAACAACAGGAGCTAACAGTCAGGTTGTCTGAGCTGTTAAAAACTAAGAGTGAAGAGTATAATCAGTGCGAAAAAAGACAGGAGTCATTAATTCAAAGACTTGCTGGAGACAGAGCGAAGCGAATTTCGCAAAGACAAGATAAAAATGCTTCAATATTATCCTTGGTTGAAAGCTTTCAAAACGAAGAAGAGAGGAAGCTCATGGTGAAGATGGCAGATATGCAAAAGAAAGCTATCAAGGAAGAGGCGGACCATCTTGAGTCAATGAATGAATGGAAGTCTCGAATATTAGGTATATCTAAAGGCGATGTCATTTAAATGTAAAGTATGCGGAGAAGAATATGAAACTGAAAAAGGTTTACATATTCACCTAAAGAAACATAAGATAGATTTAGCTACATATTATACGACTTATTACCCAAGAAACAATCTATTAACTGGAGAGCCTCTGCCATTCAAGAATAAAGAAGATTATTTTAATCACGACTTCACGACCCGCAAGCAAATGTTGAAATGGTGTGCGAGCGAGTCTAAGGATAAAGTTGGAGGATATATAATTAAAAAACTAAAAGACAGGATTGAGAATAAAAATCTTAAATATGCACCTAATCATCTGGAGCTTAAAATATCTCAATTACCCGACATAGATACATATAAAAATGTCTTTGGTTCTTATTCAAAAGCTTGTAGTAAAGCGGGGGTAAAGCCTTTATTTTCGAAACCTATAATTCCTAGATTCTTTAATGACGATACAGAGTTTGAGGATCTAGAAATTATGATTGACACAAGGGAACAAAAACCTTTAATATTCAATAATTCTCAAGAATTAAAATTAGACTTCGGCGATTATACTGTTGCTGGAAATAATTATAATTATACATACATAGACAGGAAGGCGGAGCAAGATTTCAAAGGTACAATGTCTGGCGGTTTTGAGCGATTCAAAAGAGAGCTAGATAGGGTTAAGCAATTTGAATCTTACTTATTTATTGTGGTAGAAAGCGATTTAAATAAAATTTATAAAAACAATATGTTTGGGCCCCATAAATCAAATTTAAAATTTATATATCACAACATGAGAGTATTAACTCATGAATACAAGGGTTACTGTCAATTTGTTTTTACAGGTAATAGAGCTAATTCTCAATCGATTATACCGAAGATTTTAACGCTCGGTAAATCCTTGTGGGATGTTGATTTACAATATTATATAGATAGAGGAGAAATTTAGTATGGCATGGGATAAAGGTAATCAAAATAGACGAAAAAAACAGGACATTAATAAGGGTATTTATGACATAGAAGGCTTTCTTGAAGAAGACGAAGCTAAGGAAAATTTATATAAATTCTTAAAAGATAATATTACATTCACAACTAATCTTGTTGCTGGGGTAGATTTATTCCCTTTTCAGCATATGGCAATTAAGGCGATGTTTGAGACTGACTACTTTATGGGGGTATGGTCTCGAGGTATGTCTAAGTCGTTCACTACAGGGATATACGCCTTCCTTGATGCAATATTAAATCAAGGCGTAGAAATTGGTATATTAGCTGCGTCATTTAGACAATCAAAGCAAATCTTTAAAAAGATAGAAGATATCGCCAGTAAACCTGAAGCCAGAATGCTGGCCGACTGCATTACGAAAAAATCAAAAAGCAATGATGAATGGTTAATGGAAATAGGTAGAAGTCGCATAAGAGCGCTACCCTTAGGTGATGGATCTAAGCTCCGTGGTTTTAGGTTTCACCGCATTATTATTGATGAGTTTTTATTGATGCCAGAAAGAATTTACAATGAGGTTATTGTTCCGTTTTTATCTGTAGTTGAGAATCCAACTCAAAGAGAGGATCTATACAACCTTGAGACAAAGCTAATTGATCAGGGAAAAATGAAAGAGAAAGATCGATATGTATGGCCAAACAATAAGTTAATAATGCTATCATCTGCTAGCTATAAATTTGAATATATGTATAAATTATATAGTCAGTTTGAAGATTTAATAGAAAATCAAACAGATAAAGCTACTAGATGTATAATGCAGTTTTCTTATGACTGCGCACCAAAACAGTTGTATGACCAAAATCTGATCACTCAGGCTAAAGCTACCATGAGTCAATCTCAATTTGAGCGTGAGTTTGGGGCTTTATTTACAGATGATAGCTCTGGATACTTCAAGACTTCTCGAATGGCTGCCTGCACTGTCAAAGATGGGGATGAGCCTCATGTAGAAATCAAGGGTAATCCAGAGGATGAGTATATATTAGCCTTTGACCCTTCGTGGTCTGAAAGTGAAAGTAGTGATGACTTTGCAATGCATATATTAAAGTACCACAAGGATAGAGGTACATCTACCTTGGTTCATTCTTACGCTATGTCTGGAACGCCCTTAAGGGATCATATATTTTATTTTTATTACTTAATTAAAAATTTTAATATTGTGGCTATAGTTGGTGACTATAATGGAGGGGTTCAATTTATCAATGCAGTCAATGAGTCCCAGTTGTTTAAGTCTGAAAATATAAAAATCCAAAGCATTGACGGAGAGTTTGATAAAATGGATACATATAAGGATGAACTTCGGGCGGCTAAAAGTCAATATGATAAAAAGAATTATAAATATCTAATACTGCGCAAGCCTACATCCGATTGGATACGAAGAGCTAACGAATTGCTTCAGGCTAATTTTGATCATAGAAAAATTTGGTTTGGAGCAAGAGCTGTAGATGATGCGTATCACAAGCAAAGAGCTAAAAAAATACCAATAGATAAGCTTAAGTTTTTGAGACTTTCGGAGGACGAACTAAAGCAAAGTGGTGCAGCAAAAATGATTGACTTTATAGAACATCAATATGATATGATGAACATGACGAAAAATCAATGTGCATTAATTCAAATTACAACTTCCCCACAAGGAACCCAAACTTTCGGGCTACCTATAGAGCTAAGAAGACAGACTGGACCTGATAAAGCAAGAAAAGATTCATATTCAGCATTGGTTCTCGGGACCTGGATGGTAAAGGTGCTGTACGACATGCAAAACATTAAGGCTGATAATGTGGCGAGTACGTTTCAACCAATGTTTATAAGTTAACTTTTAACTTTTATAGACTTTTACTTTAACTTTGTGTATAATAGCTTGTGAGCAATAAAAGAAAATACAATAAAAAATCGGAATACTGGAATAAATTCAAGCAGGCAGAGGGTGCACAGTCAAGAGAGGCGTCAAATCTCCTTAATACATTACCTGAAACAGCTGGTGAAAGTTTTTATATCCAAGAAGCAATAGCTAATTCAGCTACCGTTTCAACAAATAGAAGAGTTGGTTACGACGGAACTACTACAAGCAGAAGGAATATAATCTCAAAAAAACCAAAGTCCGACAAGTATACTAATATAAGAAACGGATTACTCCCTTATGATTATTCCGCTGACGGAGTTAATGTTAGAGACGCAATTGAGTTGTGTCAAAAAGCTTACGCTAATATTTCGATTTTTAGGAATGCGATAGACATTATGGCTGAATTTTCAAATTCACCAATTTATCTAGAAGGAGACAATGAGAAATCAAAAAAGTTTATTGATGGCTGGCTGAAGAAAATTAATATATGGAAAGTTAAAGATCAGTATTTTAGAGAATATTATAGGTCTGGAAATATATTTTTATATAGAGTGGATGGGAAATTTAGTTCTGAGGATTTGCTGAAATTAAATTACGTATATGCATCTCAGACTCTTAAGCCAGGGCAACTGCCTGTCAAGTATATGCTTCTTAATCCTTATGATATTGTTATAGAAAAAGCTACATCGTTTCAAGACGGTATATACAAAAAAGTATTGTCAGACTATGAGTTAGAAAAATTAAGAGATCCTAAGACAGAAGAAGATAAGAAGGTATTTGAATCGCTTACTCCCGAAATGAAGAAAAAAGTTAAAGAGGGATCCTTTAACAGGGAAGGTATCAAGGTTGAGCTTGACTCACAGAAACTAATTTACTCGTTTTATAAAAAGCAAGATTACGAACCATTTGCTGTACCATTCGGTTTCCCAGTTCTGGATGACTTAAATTGGAAGATTGAGCTTAAGAAGATTGATCAAGCTATTTGTCGTACTGTTGAA